ACCTATTTTTAAACGGTAATTATCAGTTGAGATTAAAAATTGGATCAACAACTATTTTAAATCTAGGATCATACAACCCGGAAGTTATCGGCATTAGCGCCGACTATCCTGACGGCTATCTATTAAGTGGTGCTCAAACAACAGCGTTGGGACCAATCTTTGTCGTGTAATAACAGCGTTAAATTACATAGTCGTGTGAATAATGACAATTCGTAACAAAAACAATCTAACTGACAAGTGGCAAATATTCGCTGATGCACTTTTATCAGACGAAAGGCAAAATGCTACACAGGCATATTTAACCGCTTATCCAAAGGTTTCCGTCAAATCAGCAGGAGCTAACGCAGAAAAACTACTGAAAAGGACTGAAATACAGATTTACATAGATAAAGCTAAATCTGAGCGGATCGAACGAACTAATATTGATGCCGATTATGTTTTAAAGCGCTTAGTTGAAATAGATGAAATGGACGTGCTGGAAATTCTTAATGATGACGGCTCAGTTAAAAAAATAACTGATTGGCCAAAATGTTGGCGCGTAACAATTAGCGGTATAGATATTAGCGAGTTGTTTGATTATCAAGATGGCAAGAAAGAATTGGCAGGACTACTCAAAAAAATCAAATGGCCCGACAAGGTTAAAAACCTCGAGCTATTGGGTAAGCACACCAACGTCCAGGCATTTAAAGAAGTTATCAAGCATGAGGGTGAAATCGACATGCTTTCCCCGCTAATCGCTGCCAGAAAACGCATAGAAGCGCGTAACAAACAATAATCAAGGTAATAACATGAGTAAATTCCCAGGAAAGACAGCACCAACCTGTACGCCAGAATCTATTGAAGCGGTGATTAAAGCTAAACAATTCCATATTTTCCCAGGCACAACTTTAACAGTGTGCTTATTAACCTTGCAAAATGGATTCACTGTAACCGGTGAGTCAGCATGTGCGTCACCAGAAAACTTCAACAAAGAAGAAGGTGAACATTATTCCTACGAGCAAGCTAAGAATAAAATCTGGATGCTGGAAGGTTACTTGCTTAAACACTTGCTATACACAGGTGAAGCAACAGCCGGTATCGCCTAACTAACACTATATGACTGATAAACCACCCGAACTGCAAATTGTTGAAGATATTGCGGAGTTCTATGCTGATCCATTGGGTTACGTTTTATATGCATTTCCTTGGGGCGAACCCGGTCCATTAGAAGATTTTGAAGGTCCGGACAAGTGGCAGGCAGAACAGTTAGAAAGAGTCGGTAAAGCATTCAGAGATAAACCCGACACGAACATTCAAGAAGCTATTGCAAGCGGTCACGGTATCGGCAAGAGCGCTGAAACCAGTTGGATAGTGTTATGGGCAATGAGTACCAGACCGCATTTAGCTGGTTGGGTTACTGCTAACACTCAGTCACAGTTAAAATCTAAAACATGGCGAGAGCTAGCAATCTGGCACAAGTTATCGATCAATAAAAACTGGTTTGAGTGGACAGCAACACGCTTTTGTCATGTTCAACATAAAATCACTTGGGGTTTGGATGCAATCCCCTGGTCTGAACACAATCCTGAAGCATTCGCGGGTTTACATGCTGAACACGTTCTAATGATTATGGACGAAGCTAGTGCTGTAGCCGATTCAATTTGGGAAGTGGCCGAAGGCGCAATGACCACACCACGCGCAATGTGGTTTGTATTTGGTAACCCTACTCGTAATACTGGCCGTTTTCGTGAATGTTTCCGAAAATTTAAACATCGTTGGTCAGCAAAGAAGATTGATTCACGTACTTGTCTCATGTCTAACAAAGAGAAGTTGGACGAGTGGGAAGAAGATCACGGCGCAGACTCAGACTTCTTCAGAATAAGAGTACGGGGCGAGTTTCCTTTAACCGATGCAAATCAGTTGATAGACACGGGAGCAATAGAAGCCGCAGCTAAAACAAAATCATTAGCAAGTGGGCCATTAATCATAGGTGTTGACCCTGCAAGATTTGGTGATGATAGAGCATCCATCATACGCAGACGTAACAGAGCAGCTTACGGACTCAAGACATTTAAAAAATGTTCACTCATGGAATTAGCCGGGTGGGTACATAAAGCCATATTAGAAGAAAAACCCGCACAGGTTGCCATCGATGTGGGCGGTTTAGGTGCAGGCGTAGTCGATAGGCTCATTGAATTGGGCCATGAAGACATTATTGTGCCGGTCAACTTTGGTGGCACAGCGCTTAAACCTGAATATGCTAATAAACGCTCTGAAATGTGGGGCGACATGAAAAAATGGCTTGAAAGCAATATGCCGGTGATGATCCCCGACAATGACGAGCTTCAAACAGATTTAGGCGTACCGCAGTACACATATGATTCAAACAGTAGGTTACTGCTAGAAACAAAAGCGCAGATAAAAAAACGAGGGATGCGTTCACCAGATTGCGGTGATGCTCTTGGCCTCACTTTCGCTGAACCAGTAGTAATTAAAAAGCAGCACACGCACGACACCACTTCAACCCGTGTAGATTCGACGACAGGATATTAAATGCAAGAACAAGAATTTATTGATCAATACGATCAAGATGTAGACCTGCCCGAAGAAGAAGCCCAAAGCGAAGAAGAGTATCAATTAGAACTCGCAGAAAGGTTAAGCGGTTTTGCTACAAAATTAACATCACTCGCGTCTAAAACTGTACGTGATCGCTCTAACATCGAGCAACGCTGGATTGAAGATTTACGACAGTATCACGGTAAATACACTGAGACTGAAACGGCAAAACTACAAGCAGCCGACACAGCCGAAATCTTTGTCAACATTACGCGCAATAAGACCAACGCAGCAGAAGCACGTCTTCAAGATATGTTGTTTCCAACGGATGATAGAAGTTGGGCAATTAAACCTACTCCTGTACCAAGTATGTCTAAGCAGCAGCCGCAGCAAGCCCCGCAACAAGCCCCGCAGCAAATGGAGCAGCAAGACCCTAACCAACCGCAGCAACCACTTGAAGTATCAGAAGAAAAAAGGGCAGACGCAGCAGCGGAAGCAATGCAAGAAGAAATCGACGATCAGCTGCTTGAGTCACGCTATCAGATTAAATCAAGAGATTGCATACATGATTCAGCATTGCTTGGTACTGGAATAATCAAAGGTCCGATTGTCATTGGCAAATCAAAGAAGCGCTGGGTAACTGAAGAGGGCGTATCTCAGTTAGTGATGGATGAAGCTCTGGGCGCAGCAGCAGTTCGCGTTAATCCGTGGAATTATTACCCTGATATGTCAGCAGGTTGTCTTGAAGATGCAGAATTTCAGTTTGAGCAACATCGAATGACTGGCAGACAACTCAGAGCATTTTCAAAAATACCTGGTGTAATTGATGAACAGGTAAAAAGAGTCTACCGGGAAGGTACAGGCACCAGCATTGCAATCGATAGACAGGACGAGTTAAGAACGATTACCGGCGTCAATACAATCGGCAAAGATAACCGTTTTGAAATTTGGGAGTATCACGGACCTATCAGTAAAAGTGAATTACTTGATGCAATGGAAGCTTCAGGCGATATGGATAGCGACGATACGGACGAATTAAACGACGAAGTAGACGCAGTAGTGTTTTTCTCTGGCAATCACATATTAAAAGTGTCGATTAATCCGCTCGATAGCGAAGAACAACCCTATTCAGTGTTCAACTGGGAAAAGGACGACAGCAGCATATTCGGCTTCGGCGTTCCTTATCTAATGCGTAACCCGCAAAAAGTAATCAACACAAGCTGGCGCATGATGTTAGACAACGCGGGGCAAGCAGTAACAGACCAGATTGTTATCAATAAAGAGTTAATCACTCCGAGTGATGGCAAGTGGACAATGGGCCCCAAAAAGACTTGGTTTATGAATGATAAGAATCGTTCAGTGCAAGAAGCCTTTGGTGTTTTTGAAACTCGTTCACATCAAGCTGATTATGCCAATATATTTCAGATGGCGCGGCAATTAGCTGATGAAGAAACCAATTTACCTTTAATAGCACAAGGCACACAAACTCAAGGCGAGACTAAAACATCAAGCGGTATGGCCATGTTGATGAACTCAGCCAATATTGTGTTACGCAGAGCGGTTAAAAACTGGGATGACGATATAACACGCCCGTTAATTAATCGATTCTATGATTACAACATGCAATTCAGCGATAAGCCTGAAATTAAAGGCGATTACTGTATTGAAGCTCGCGGTAGTTCAGCGTTATTAGTGCGTGAGAAGCAGCAAGAAAGCCTAATGTTATTCGCAAACTTGTCAGCATCAAACCCAGAACTAATGGCAAGACGTGACTGGGAAGGTTTAGATAAAGAGATGGCTAAAGCGCTTGAAGTGCCTTACACCAACATCACATTGTCTGATGAGAAAATACAGCAAAACCAAGAAGCGGCTAAGAATCAACCAGGCGATCCAATGCTTGAGTTTAAAAAGCAGGAAATAGAACTAAAAAGCCAAGAGTTGCAGTTAAAAGCCCAATCATACGAGCGTCAAGGTCAAAAAGACTCGCTCGAAAT